AGAATATGTTAAGTTTGTCCCAGATGGGGAGACTGAGTCACGTTTGCTTACAGCGCCCGAGTTGTGTATGTTCCTTAAGGATAAGATAATTCGGCACGAAAAGGCTACCGAGGTCATGTTTGCTAGCTTGCAGAAAGATCCTAATCTTACGTGTTGTCCTCATGGAGTTCTTAGTTATTATTCGTGCCCCAAATGTGCCACAGCCATTCAGGCTCAAGGTTTAGCAAGTAACTTTCGTGCTTATATTCAAGGCATTGATGGCCTTGGCTTAAAGGATAGAGCAATACTTTGGACTTTGAAAAACGCGATCAAAAATGCAAGTACAGAATATTATATGAAGTTGAGTGCGTATGTGATCCAGAAGCACAAGAAAGGTGTTTACTTGGTTGCCTTAGCGCATAGGCAGTATCTAGAAGAGAAGTTGCCAATTACAGTTCGTGTTGTAAGGGAACTGTTTTTCTTTGCTATAGGTCTAGCAGGTGGAATGTTCGTCCTTAAACTTATGAAGTATTTTGCAACTTTGTGGCTACCAAAACCACAGGGTGCGTCTGCGTCGAAAGACTCATTTGAGGAAAACTTCTTCAATGATAATGCTCCATGTGAGCACGTTGATGTCCCTGAGCCAGTGACTTCAGGCGTGGAACCACAGAGTAGTAACATTTGGGCACCCAAAGATTTTAACGGGGCTTTTTCCGTTCCCAAGTCTTCAAAAAAGGGGAATTGGGAGGAGATCTACTCCACTGTCAAGCGAAGTATGATCCGTCTTAGTGTGCGTAACAGGACTAAACCCCAGACTGTTTATGCCTTTCAGGTGAAGCCAGGGGTTCTTTGTACTGTTGGTCATGCATTTGACCAAGCACAAGACAGCTGGCAGTGTCAACTTGACTCAAATGTCTCTTGTAAGGAGCTTAAGTCAGTTCAGGGTGTTATAGTCAGAAAAACAGATTGCATTTTCTTACCAAATGACATAGTGCTTTTTAGGTGCACATGCCTACCACGCCGTTCGCTTCTTAAATTTTTGCCTGAGTGTATTGATATGGCCGGACGTGAATGCCGAGTAGTGTCCCTAGATGACATGCAGTATGGAGAGTGTCGTACTAATTTTTATTCGCAGACCCCATATCCTAGCCCATATGGAGGGGACATTGTTGGAACCTTTATGAATGGGCGTAGGCTGGATAGGGATCCCCGTCAGGGGGATTGCGGCTCCATTATCTTGTCTCATAGTGAGACGCGAGGTTGGTACGTTTCTGGCTTCCATGTTGCGGGGTCTCCTCCTACTAGCTCCCTTAAAAGGATCGTTATAACACAATTGTGTCAGGATATTGGTCCCCTCTTGGACCCTCTTATACCAATGAGCGAGCCTGGTTCTTACAACCGGTTTACTGAAGGGTCCAAGTTGTCGGGCCCTCTTGGGTCTCCTTATCGTAAAGGAGTTCATTGCTGGGCTGCTGGTGCTAGAGGCGAGAT